AGACGGTGTCTTCAAGAATTTCTTTTTTGATGGCGGCGATGTAAAGGTTTAGTGTTACTTGGTTCATGTTATCTCTCTCAGTTTGATTAGATCAGGTTGGTGTGGTTCGCCCACAAACAAATAGTAGCACGATTACACACAATGTATTAACTATTTACAATTATTTTCTAGGTGTTTTCCCTAATTTTGATAAATATTTTGTTTTAGTTGTGATTTTGATACAATTTGATAATGGATAACCCAAAATCTAAAGTAGAAATCTCTAGAAATTCTAGAGGAAAGAAACCGGGCGCGCCGAAAACTGGTGGCCGAGTTGCAGGCGTGCCCAACAAAGCCACAGGACGCGCTAGAGAGGCGTTTGCGCTGCTCGTTGAGAATAACGTAGATAAGATGCAGGGTTGGCTCGAAGACATCGCCAATGACCCGAAACACGGCCCTAAGGTGGCGATGGATTCGTTGCTTGCCGTGAGCGAATACCACATCCCCAAACTGGCCCGCACAGAACACGTCGGCGACGGAGGCGGTCCGATGGAGCTGCGCGTCGCTTTGATTGAAAAGTTTGCTGCTCGTCGCGCTAAAGAGAAAAAATGAGTGAGTTTGCTAGCCTCGAAGAAATCACTGAGGCAGCGCTAACGCTCGAAGAGCTCATCATGCTCGACTGGCGCGAGTCTTGGTACGAGACAGCACGCCCCAAACAAATTATGCCCGAGGGCGATTGGTGGACGACTTGGTTGATCTTGGCAGGTCGCGGTTGGGGCAAGACCAAGACAGGCGCTCAAGCGCTCGGTTGGTACGCTGCGACAAACGCAAACACTCGCTGTGGGATCATCGCCCCCACAACGAACGACGTGCGCGCCGTGTGTCTTGAAGGCGAGTCAGGTCTCATGGCGATCCTGCCGCCTTCAATCATATCCGGCTATAACAAATCATTACTTGAGGTCACGCTCAAGAACGGCTCTATCATCCGCGGGTTCTCGGCCGAAGAGCCATCACGCCTACGCGGCCCACAGCACCACATCGTTTGGTGCGACGAGGCGGCGGCGTGGCAGTATCCCGACGAGGCGTGGTCGATGATGAAGTTCGGGCTTCGGCTCGGACAGTCGCCTAAAGTGATTGTGACGACGACGCCCAAGCCCATCGACTTGGTGCGCCAGTTGGTGGACGAGGCCGAGGACGACGACAGCTCAACAATTATGACGACAGGCTCGACTTTCGAGAACGCTGACAACCTCGCCAAGTCATTCATCGACGAGCTTAGCCAATTCGAGGGCACGCAGCTCGGACGCCAAGAGCTTTACGCCGAGCTGATCTCCGAGCTTGAGGGTGGCATTGTGAGCGAGAGCTGGTTCAAACTCTGGCCATCTGACCGCCCCCTGCCGCAGTTTGAGTATGTGGTTCAAAGCTACGATTGCGCCACAAGCGACAAGACGTCTAACGACCCCACAGCGTGCGTGGTGCTTGGCGTGTTTCGACCTAGCCCCGACAAAGCGATGTCAGCGATGGTCATCGACGCTTGGTCAGAGCACATGCTCTACCCCGACCTGCGCCCCAAAGTCATTGAGGAGGCGACAAGCATCTACGGCGACGAGAATGAATTTGGCAACGGCAAGAAGGTTGACCTGATCCTGATCGAGGACAAGAGTGCCGGCATCTCGCTCATCCAAGACCTGCAACGCGCAGGGCTACCCGTGCGCAGCTATAACCCAGGGCGTGCCGACAAGACAATGCGCCTGAACTTGGTCGCGCCGCTTATCATGCGGGGGCGTGTCTACCTGCCCGAGTCCGAGGATCGCCCCGGCAAGCCTAGGCGCTGGCTCAATCCGTTCGTGACGCAAGTCTGCTCCTTCCCCAACGCGAAGCATGACGACTACTGCGACGCCCTTTCGCAGGCGCTCAGGGTGCTGCGCGACATGAACTTCATTGAAATCGATCCCGTTGTGCATTATGATGATGAGTATGCGGAAGACCGCCGAGTCAGACGTGAGAACCCTTATGCCGCCTAATCCACTCGACTACACAATCACCGACGCTGATGCGATGCGCTACGCGCTCATGCAAGACTCAAGCTATCGTGGGGGCGGTCGGGTTCAGCGCTTTGAAGACGGTGGTCAGGCAACTGGCTACGGCTCGGCAGTCCCGCAGGTGGACGCTCAGGGCAATGTGATTCGCGCTCAACCGACGGCTGAGCAACAAATGCTTGACCGCGGCATTGCCCCCGAGGGAATGCCGGATTGGCAGTACGCGCAAGCGCAGATTGATCGAGGCAATGCGAACCCCGGTCACTTTATGAATGCTCTAAGCAACATCCTCTCAATCCCCGAACATTTGACTGGCTCAAGCATGGGGCTTGACCCCATGACAGGTATCATTGGCAAGACAGGCGAGCTGCACAGCATCCCGAAAGCGGGGCAGTATGCGGCTAGTCGGGTTGCGCCGTTTGCCACCAAGATCGACGACATGGTGCGCGAGCTTCACGCTTCGGGCGCGATGCCGCAGCCGGGGCTGTCTATTAAGGATGTGACGCCATATGCGGTTACAGATATAGTTGACCCAAACGGAATTGAACCTCCTCATGGTGTTCGTGATATTGCAAAAAAAGAAAAACTTACTGAAAATATGGAAAAAAATGGGTGGGTTGGTAGACCAATATTAGTTTTTGATGCAGGGCGTGGCAATGAGGCATTAACTGGAAGTCATAGAATTGCGGCAGCAAAGCAAGCTGGAATTGAAATCCCAATTTACAAAATAGATGAAAGTATTGGTGATTATGCTGATAAAAATGGCAACACAATATTTGATGCAGCATATTTTGAACAAGAAGATATTGTTAAGTTTTTAAAAAAATTTGGTGACAAAGATGCCGCTAAGTTAATGGAACAAGAAATTAAAGCAAATAACAAAGATAACCAACAGCCTAAAGCTACTCCCCCCAAAGCCCTTGCCCCCGCCCCCAACACTAACATAGCTGAACCAACTAAAGTTAATTTAAAGGCGTTGTCGCAGGCTGAGCGTGAGGCAAAATTATTTGATACATCACATTTTGACCCAGCAATTGTCCAACGCGCAAAAAAGGATTTTGGTGACACGGGAAAATTAAGCGATGCAGAATATCAAGAAGCATTAGCTGAACGTGCTAATCAATACAGAATTGAAAGCATCCTTGGTCGTCTAGGTTTTAATACGTCAGGATACAGCAACCTTTCGGGATCGAGTTACCACAATAAAAAAATTGGGACTGAATACGATCCAAAGTATGGATGGCTTGAGCATGACACTCATCAAGTCCGGCTCGCCAATCATCCTGATTATCATCCCCCCATGGATGATGAAGTTAAACAAAGATTTAACATTAACCACGCCATTAAGCCGTCTACATGGGAGGATTATCACATTTCTCCTAATATGACCGATGAACAAGTGCATAAAATACTATCGGGTTTAGATATACCTAGCGAGCCAGACATCACCAAAGCTCACGGCGGCGTTGTGCGTGAGGCGTTCAAGACAGGCATTCACATGAAGAAGGGCGGCAAGGTATCCTTTGCCAACTCACTAGACGCAATGCGTCACGAATTAACAAGGTCTAAATAATGGCAACTGAATATCCTATCCCGCAAGAGTTTAATCGCTTCGTGCCGCCGCAGGCGCAGGGTGACGATGAGTTTGCCGACACCGCCGAGGTCGATCTGTTCGATCAGGCTGAGGTTGAAGAGCAAGAAGACGGCTCAGCGATCGTGCGCTTAGAAGACGATGATTTGCTCGGCCCCGAAGACTCGCCTGACTTCTACGAGAACCTCGCTGATGTTATCGATTCGTATGATCTTTCAGGCATTGCGCTCAAGTACCTTGAGCTCGTTGATAAAGACAAGTCAGCGCGTGAGGGACGAGATAAGCAGTACGAAGAGGGGTTACGCAGGACAGGCTTAGGGCAAGACGCGCCGGGCGGTGCCTCGTTCATGGGCGCATCAAAGGTTGTGCATCCGATCATGGCTGAGGGTTGCGTGGACTTCGCTGCCCGCGCCATCAAGGAGCTCTTCCCGCCTGACGGTCCCGTTCGCTCAAAGATTTTGGGCGAGGTGACTGAGCAGAAGACTGCGATCGCTGAGCGCAAGCGCGATTACATGAACTATCAGTTGACTGAGAAGATTGAAGAGTACCGCGATGAGGAGGAACAACTCCTCACCCAGCTCCCGCTTGGTGGCTCGCAGTACATGAAGATTTGGTATGACGAATCTAAGAAGCGCCCCTGCGCTGAGTTCTTGCCGATTGACAACGTGTACCTGCCGTTTGCTGCGGCGAACTTCTACACCGCCTCGCGTGTGACTGAGGTCAACGACATCACGCAAGAGGACTTTGAGGCTCGCGTATCATCAGGGCTTTACATTGACTTGGATATCTATCGCGCAAGCCAAGAGCCCGAAGAGTCAAAGCCTGAGAAAGCGAACAACAAGATCGAGGGTCGCAAGTCAGAGCAAGAGAACATTGACGGCATTCGTCGCGTGTTTCACATCTACACTTGGATGGAGCTCGAAGACGACAAGAAGTCTAAGGGCGAGCGTGCGCCTTACATCTTAATGATTGACGAGCTGTCGTCTGAAGTCGTGGGTCTGTACCGCAACTGGGAAGACGGCGACAAACTCATGGCAAAGCTCGACTGGATCGTTGAGTTCAAATTCATTCCTTGGCGAGGTGCGTATGCTGTCGGTTTGCCTCATCTTATTGGCGGCTTATCTGCCGCTCTTACTGGTGCTCTGCGTGCTTTGCTTGACTCTGCACACATTAACAACGCCCCCACGATGCTCAAGCTCAAGGGCGGAAAAGTCTCAGGGCAGTCTATCGTCGTTGAGCCGACTCAGGTTACGGAGATCGAAGGCGCACCTGGCGTAGACGACGTACGCAAGATCGCGATGCCGATGCCGTTCAATCAACCAAGCGCTGTGCTGTTTCAACTGCTTGGTTGGTTAACTGACGCTGCTAAGGGCGTTGTCACAACCGCTGAAGAGAAGATTGCAGACGTTACGAGCCAAGCGCCCGTAGGCACAACTCAAGCGCTCATTGAGCAAGGCGCGGCAGTGTTTAGCGCAATTCATGCGCGCCTCCACACAAGTCAAGCTCGGGTGCTCAAGATTATTGGTCGCTTGAACCGTTGGTACTTGGACGATAATCCCGACGAGATGAGCGAAGAGCTCGGCGTCACCTCGAAGGACTTTGAGAAGAACTCAGACGTCGTGCCCGTCTCTGATCCTCACATCTTTGCGGAGAGTCAACGCTATGCTCAGGTACAGGCTCTCGCCGCACGCGCGCAGGCGAATCCAGACCTATACAATCGCTTGGCTGTTGAGAAGCGCATTCTTAAGCAGATCAAACTGCCTGATATCAATGAAGTGCTACCTGATCCGCAAGATGTTAAGGAGATGAACCCCGCGCTTGAGAACGTCGCCATGACGCTCGGCAAGCCTGTTGGTGCGTTCCCGAACCAAGAGCACTTAGCGCACCTGCAAGTCCACTTAGACTACGCAAAAGACCCGATGTACGGTGCGAACCCCATCATGGCACCCGTGTTCATCCCCGCGATGCTTGAGCACCTGAAGCAGCACTTGACGCTTTGGTATCTAAATACGATGGATCGTTACGCGTCTGATGCGTTAGGCACGCCGTTTGACATCTTGAAAGTGCAACCAATCATCCAAGAGGCTCAGAAACTACTCGCAGCGAGCTCGCAGCACGTTCACATGGACACGCAGCAGCAGTTCTCGGGCGTGGTTCCCGTCATGCAGCAGATGATTCAGACGATTCAGCAGCTCAAAGCGCAGCAGCAACCGACTGATCCGTCAGTCCAAGCGCTTGTGCAGACTCAGATGGCTGAAACACAACGCAAGACGCAAGCAGATCAAGCTCGCTTACAGCTTGACGCTGCAAAATTAGCTGCAGACACTCAAGCTAAGCAAGAGAAAAACGTCGCCGATGAGCAGATGAAAGCAGCAGAGCTCACGCACGACGTCAATCTACTGACGCTTGAGCAGCAACACGAGATGCAACGCCAGCAATTGCAAGCGCAGCAACAGCAACAACTTCAAGCGCAAGCCGCACAACAGGCAGCAATACAACCCCAACCTCAGCAAGGAGTGCCAAATGCCTAATCTTGGTAGCAATCCAACTAATAAAGATGCAGAATTGATGCGTTCTGAATTGAACAATCTCAAATACGAGCAAATGCAAAAGACACGTCGAGCTTTGGGTAGCAATACCACTGATAAAGATGTAGAAATGATGGGTTCAACTAGCTTTCTGCGTGATCTTCCGGAGGGATACAAAAGTCCTGATCCTAAATTCGGAATTGATTTACCTGAAGATTATAAAAACCCCGACCCAAAAATCAATAGATTTAAAACAGGCGGCAAAGCAAAATCCAAAGAACATGATTGGCATGGCTTTGGCGGCAGTAAAACTGGCAACAACAATCACGGCTTTTAAAGGAGTTTAATCATGTCTGAAGCAATCAATCTCCACAAACGCATCGCCATGTACGGCGAAGGCGAAGCTAATCACCTTAAAAAGGGCGGCAAAGTCGCTAAATTCGCCAAAGGCGGCGCTGTTATGAGCGAAACAGGCGTTGATAAGCTACCCGCTAAGGGCGCGCCTAAGGCACCCATGAAAGCGAGTGGCGAAAAGATCGCAACGTACAAAAAAGGCGGCATGGCTGCTAAAAAAGGCGTTGGTTTAACGATCGCTATCGGCATTCCTGTACGCAAAGCAGCGGGTCGTGGTCGTTAACCCAGTCAGCGAGCTGATCGGCAAGATAAAAACACAGCGCTTAGAGCTTGCGCTGTCGCTTGCTGACGGCTACGCAATCAACATCGAGTCGTACCATCGAATGGTGGGGCGCTATCAGGGCTTGGGCGAGGCTTTAGACATTTTGGATGAAATCCTAACCGAAAAAGACGAGGATTTATGATCAAAATCAAAGAAGTCGCAATCAAGACGCATGATGGCAAGATTCACCGAGGCAAGCCCGGTCAGCACCACGACGATCTTAAAGTCGAAGGTCAGCACGGCTTCATCACCTCAACTGGCGAGTTCGTAGGGCGGCGCAAAGCTGCTCGTTTCGCATTCCTGTCAGGTCAAACAACAAAGCTGCATAACAAGTTGCACTCGCACGATCTTTGGAAGTAGTACCACCCGCGCCGAATGGCGCTTTTAACTAAGTGCCGAATGGCGCTTTAAGGAGTA